GATATTCGTTCTATCATCTACTGCAACCAATGAGTTGTATTGATTTAAGAACTCAACAAACTCTTTTCTTTTCTTTGATAATCTCTTAAAGAATCCAATAAGTTCTGCTTGTGAGATTTCCTTACCATTACGAGGGTCGTTCAATCTATCAAAGAAGTGTCTGTCGGTTAGGACTACATCAACTGGATTGAGTTTCTTGTCTGCGAATTGGTCAATCTTCTGAAGGTCTCCCATTGGGATTTCGTTGATTTTATCTTCACCCAATCCACTTGTATCTGTCTTTAAGAATGGGCCTCTTCTGATAGTTTTGAATGGTACATCTAATTCTTTACCAAATAATTCCTTTGGTGATAATATTTTTAAAGTAACTAATTTGGATTTGTTATCAATCCTCAGTACTTCAAAATATAAGTTTGGATACTTCTTACCCTTAAATGTGAGATTCTTTCCAGTTATGAATTTATGTACTTTACCACCACTTACTGCGTTTGCTTCGTTTACCAATCTGAATTTAAGTAATGGTTTACCATTGATTGTAATATCACCCTTTTCATTCTTATCGATTGATTTTACTACAATTCTTTTGTTTTTGAACTTACCACCCAATACAGTATCACCAATCTCAATTGGAATTGTGATTGCTTCATTAATAGTATCTGCGATATGTTTATATAATTTGATTGCGTTATCTACTTTTAGATTGATTCTATGTACTGGAATCTTTACATCCTCACCCCATTTATATATAGCAGCACCCCATCTGTGGTGGCCATCTACAATATGATTATCCTTCGATATAATCAAAGGTTTCATATCTTTAGGTGAATTGAATCTATTTGCAATACCCTTTACTTTATCTTTGTAGAGTTCTTTTTGTGATTTCTTTAACTTTGATGCAGGAATAGTTTCTTTGGTTACTCTTACTTTATCAGCAACCATATCTAAGGCCTTACCCAAATCTTGGGTTTTAACTTGTGGCATATTTTTCCTACTCAAATTAGGCATCAGTTACTCCACATCATCGGGTGTATTCGGTTTGTCATCTAACCCATCTTTACCATCTAAATAGCTATAAACCGATTTCAAATAATCTTCTGCGAGAGTAATTTTTGCAAACACCCAACCATCAACATCCTGAACATCTCTCTCCTTCATCTTCTTATAGATTCCTTCCGAATACTTCTTAGCTCTTTCGAGTGATGAGTATGCCATCGGGACTTGCGAATCATCAACTTCTTTTAACTGCCTACTAACAGTCTTAATCTCTTCACGAATAATTGATTTGATTTCTGATTTATATCTTTCTATTACATCGGCCTTTTCATACTTATTGTACAAATAAACCAAAAAGTCGGTTAACTTATTAACCATCTTATCTTTTACCGGCCCACCTAATTTTACTTTTACATCATCACCAGCACTAATTGGGTCTTTAATAGTTTTAACGGCCTGTTTTTTTAACACCCGTCTACTTACCATCATTTTTTCATTTATCTTTTTACCCATTATAATCCCCTTAGATTAAATGCAGCTGCTTTGGCAACCCTATCTCTACGTTGTTTTTCCAATTGGAATTGACGTAACCCCTCATTCATATCTCTATTATAGAGTTCTTTATTTTTAGGATTACTAATCCAATCTTTCCAACTATATTCTCGTATCATACCTATAAATATTAAAATGTTTTCTTTTGTGATTCCAATTTCCTTTTACCATAACTTATATTTTTTTATTATCCAACTCGTATGATATTAGCAATAATTGATGGGGTTTCGGGAACAGGCCCGAACGCAGGTGTTTCTTCTAATGATAATGTTGTACTATCACCAGTCCACCATAATTCAATGTAACCATTATCCACTACATTCTGACCAACTATGTTAATACTCATTAGTTGAGCAGATGCATCACCCGAATCCTTTCGTGTTGGGAGGGTCATTCTGGTTGTGGAGTTTGGAAAATTACTTCCGTTATATTTTATCCAAAAATAAGCATCGTGTACTGCGTTATCACTATTTGTTACTTGTGCTACAAAACTAAATTGGTATGTACCTTGGTTTTCCATTACCAAACGAGAGCCAGAAACCAAACTCATTCCACTTTGTCCCCAACTATTTGAAAAGGTTACAACCTGCTCCGAACCAGATGTTATTAGGGATTGTGATGATGTATGGTATAAAGAGATGTAAGCAGATTTTACTAATGAACCCGAAGATGCCAGTTGGTCGATTGTAGTGGGTGTACTTCTATTATTAGAATCTCCTAACCAAACATAATTTTCTTGTAAATCTGATTCAAATGAGCCTGTGATATCTATTGAACCTGTTATTATGGTATCACCAAAACGAGTTGCAGAACCAATATGATTAAAACTCCCACTCAGGTACGAGAAAGAACCAGTTGGTGCAATAAAAGATGCATCGGGTTGTATAAGTAACATACCCCCAACTGATATTTCTAAGTTACCGTTCTCATTTGAAATAACAGCAGATGGGTCACCTGGTATATCTGATTCAATAGAAATAGAACCCGATTGTATGAATAATTCTGCAAAGGGTTTATCTACACTACCTAATGTAGCACCTTGTGGGGTTGTAGGTACAATGTCTCCCGATAATGTAATACCTGAAGAGGTAATAGATAAATCAGCATTTAAAATGTCTTGTGCGGTTGCTTTAGTTGTAACTCCCCCTTGAACAAAAGGTAAAAGCTCAGTTCCATCTAATGATGATGCTGCTGGTAATCCTGATATTGGTAAATCTGCCATTATGCTAATCTTATTTTATCGTTGTTTTCTTGTAATATATAATCTCCATTTTCTTGAAGTAAGAAAAAGGCTTCTGTTGGTATAGTTGGTGTAGGTTGAACATCACCACCGTCAATTGGATTTCTTAGAAATTCTTCTAACTCCAATTTACCTAAATAAATCTGATACTTCTTCAGCACCACATTTTCGTTTAGGCTTCGGTTTTCGTTTAAACTCTTATATTGATTCCAACTATACATCTTATATAAGTATGGTATTATTTTTTATCACTCTGAGTTGCGTGTTTAACTCCCATAATAGTACCTAAAATACTGAAGGAGTTTGTTAATAGGATACCAAATAGATTTGACCACGTTGATTCTATGATTTTAGAATCATGTCCAAAGAGTAGTACAAATACATATAATCCAGTTGTGATTAAACCAACTCCCATAATAACCCATAAAGCAACTCTTACGATATTACCCATCAATTCAGTTTGTGTTTTCTTTTGGAGTAATGATAGGTCAGTTTCAGCAAGTTCCTTTGCCTGTTCTGCTTTGTACCTCAACCTATCGGCTTCTTCTCTAGCCTGCTCAGCATCTTCTTTAGATTTCTTTGATTGTTCGGCAGAATTTATTGCCTCGTTTAGAGCTTTTTCTAATTGCTTATTAACCCTAACATTTTCTTTAGCGGCTGATTCTAATTCTTTGTTTTGTTTCTGAACTTGTTTGGTTACCTGTAATCGTTTTCTACGAGATTCTATATCTCGTTGTTTACAGATTTTTAAATATTCTATAAATTCAGTATCATTACTATCAGCTTTTAAAACTTTTAAGATATTACCCTCTAAGTATATCTTTTTTTCTTTGGCTAATTTTAGTAATTCATCCCTACATATTTTTTTAGCATCCATAACTTACTTTTCATCTATTAACTCTTTCAATTTAATTTGTTCCAATCTCATATCAAAATTCTCTTTTTGGAGTTTTTCAATCTTCTCTTCCAATTCTTCTCTGTACATCTTAGTGATATCTTGTTGTTCTTTATCACTTTTTTGTGATTCGATTTTTCGGGTGATTCTTCTGATATTACTTAATGCACTAATTGCTATCACAATCCAACCCCAATTCATTGGAGTCCAATTAACATCTGCTGTAAAGTGTATAAGAACAAATAGTATTGCCATACCACCATACAAATACCCAAACACTCTTCTTCGTTCTAAACTACTATAAACAACTGAGTGTAGAGTACCATATCCGATTAATACACTAATGATTGCGACATACCATAAATCAGGAAAGAACTCCGCCTCTAATACAAGTGGTGCAAATATAAGCCATATCAGTCCCTGCAAAACCTCAGTTGGTTCTGAATCGTGATATGTTAAGATATGTCCTAATTTCTTTATCATTTTATTTGTACACTTTAAATGGGTTTGTTTTGTTCACATACCCATCATAATCTTCTCTGAATTCTTCTAATCGTGGTTCGATATCATCTGATTTTACTAACCAAAACTGAGCCCCGGCTGCTTTGGCTTTCTCAATCTCCTGAGTATCATCTGATGATGATATGATACCAATAACACATCCGTTACCATAATCAGTATTAATTTTACGAATCAATTCAATACCATCAAACGATGAACCAATGATGTTTAAATCAACGAATACACATTCGGGCCTTTCATGATTTATATCATCTGGAAACCATTCTTTGAATTTCCTATCTGCCTCATCCGAAGAGTTGAGTGCCTCTAATGAAAGAGTTATATCTAAGATACTACAAGCATCTTCAAATACTAAGTGGAACAAATCCTCATCATCCACTAGTAAAATTGAGTTAATCATATTGCTCATTTTAATTTTATCCTTAATTTAGTTCCTGGGTTACACTTTTCTGCTGTTATATTAAAACCATGTTCTTTAAGAATTGCTATACAAATATTTAATCCTAAACCAGAACCACTTTCTTTTTGCTCCTTCTTTCTTATGTATGGTTTTGATAAGTTCTCAAACTCTGTTTGAGTCATACCTCTACCATTATCTTGTACACATAGTGTGTTATCATCTTCCATAAATATCATAACAGTTTTCGTACCACTATCATTATACTTCAATCCGTTACGAATTAAATTATCAATGGCTGTACAAAACAATGGTTCGTTTACATCCATTGTGATTAAATCATCAATTACGACCTGTTTTGAGTATGATGTTGATGATAAATAATTTTTAAGAATTTCTTTTAAATCAACCTGTTTGGTATCCAACTGAACATCCTCTTTAACTAAGTTTGTAAACTCTTTTACACCCGCATAAACCTTCTGAGTATGTTTTAATCCCTCATCTAACATTTTAAGTGGTGCTTCAATTCTTAACTCTTTGATTGTTTCATCATTTAATCTTCTTCTAAGAGATGATAACCCTCTTGGCATATAAGTATTGATACCACTATGCATATCATGTCTTAGAATCTTAGCGGCGTGTTCTAAGTATGAGTTCTTTTGGTTAACTATATCTTCAGCTTCATGTTGTGCAGTAATATCAGTTGCTATTTTAAGTATTGTATCGTACTCACCCTTTGAGTTTTTGATTGGTGTATAGTTACCATATAACCATCTCTTTGAACCATCCTTAGCAACTCTCTCAAACTCACCAGTTATACTCTTTCCACTTCGTAGGGTTTCCCAAAATTCTAAGTATTCTTTACTTTTAGCGTATTCGGGAGTAACCATTGCAGAATGTGGTTTTTTAATCATATCACCCTCTGTACACCCGACAAGTTTACAAAAGTTATCATTTGCTTTAGTGATGTAACCATCCATTGTTAGTGTAACAACAAGATTAGATTGACTGATACCACCCAACTGAGCGTTTACTTTTTCTTCCCTAATTTTTATGTTGTTGATGAACTCGCTTACAACCTTAAAGAATGGTGGCATGAAGAATACAACACAGCCCCAACCAAATTTAGCAAGAAATAAGGTTGGTTCACATATCCCAAATACAATGCATGTTTGAACGGCAAAGAATGTTAACATAATCATTCCAGCAACGCCTAATGATATTTTGGCGTTTAACGATATACCATCCAATGCTTTCACTTATAAATCTGCTTTTTTGAATCCACATTTAGCGAAGAACCATTTAGATGGACAGAACCCAGTCCAAACACCAACGTTCAACATAAATGTTACAAAGATTACTACTCCCCAAGATTCTAAAAAATAACCTGATAAGAGTACGATTGACATTAAAAGATACACCATACGTGTATCAGTAATACTATTTAGAAGTTCCTTCATTTCTAGCTCCTTTATGTTTATCTATTCTATCTAAAATTTCATTAAGTAATTCATTTTTAATGAAACCTGCCATAGATGCATTTTTAAGAGCCGAAATCAATTGGAATACTAAGAATGGTGCTAATATGGTTTCAGATAACCAACCAGTTCCTTTAAATCCTAATTCAATTGATAGTATGACTGTGAGAATCAATTCCCACGCAAAAATGTTTTTCAAAACTCTGAGTGCTTTATATGTTTTAAAACCCTCTCTTTTAATTCCTGCGATGATTCCAAAGAACCCATCTAATAACATTACACATATAACGGCGAGGTATTGTTCAGTATTATTTGCGGTTAAA